CACCAGTAAGTCCTTGGCCATAACCAAATTCAGGGGAAGATGTCGTTGAAAGCCCAAGTACGGAGTTTATCCGTGCTCTTAAATTATTATATCTACTAGCTTGTACAACTGTTGGCATGCATTATCTCTCATTTTAAGTATTTAGTTAGAAATTACAACAGAGATAATTGTTATGATAGTGTAACACTATTAAAGTATGTAGGTGCAATTGCTGCGACATCACCAGTAGCTCTATAATGCTGTATAGTGCTACGTAAAATTCCGTCTACATTGTTGTCTATTACATTATCTACTGCTAGATCATTAAATTCAATTCTAAAAATAATTCTAGTTTCAAAATCAGATCTTACTTTGACAGTGTATGTGTTAGCTGCATAAATTCCCGAACCGGCTCCTGAACCAACTTTGTTATAAATATTTTGATAGTTGCTGGTTAAGTTATAATTACCTATAGACGTGCCGCCACCACTTGTTGATATCGTAGTATTTGCACTAAATCTTATAGTTCCTGTACTTGAACATAACTGCGCCCAGTCTAATCCTTTAGGGGTAGCTGCGCTAGTATTAGACGAAGAAATTCTTATTTCGCCGCCAGTATTAAAAAAATGTCTGCGCTCATCTGCACTAGAAAAAGTAGCAATAAATTCATGATAAATTAAGCCGTTCCATGTTGAAGATCTAACTGTACTAATAGCAGGTTCTAAAGTTGCTTGACTAGAATCAACTATCGCTTTATCAGCTTCAATAGTTGACATTAAAGATTCAAAATCAGATAATCCTTTTTTAGCTCCATCAGGATCTGCTGACGTTAAACCGTCATCGTCTACAAAGAAACTTTCATCTTCGGCAATCACGTTTAGATTTTGTACAACTTGTGCTACTGATAAGTCACCCGGGCCTACTTGGTGTACTCTAGCTTTTAGTACGTCAGCATAAATTAAATTTAAATCTTCTGCTGTAATTACATCAGCTGCATTTGATACTTGGGCACTTGATAATGATTGTCCGTAGCCGTTTTGTCCTGCACCGTTACCTAAAATAAGCTCTATACGAGATTGTAAATTGTTAATTCGTGCTGCTGTAATTTCTGCCATTTTGATACCTTATACTTTAAGTACGCATTCTACTAATTTTTCGCCTTCGTCGCTGTTGCTTTCTAATGCAACACCCACTAAAGAACCTCCGTTGATTGCAGTTCCTGCACAACCATTGTTGTTTACATATACTGCATCGCCTTTTGTTACAGAACCAACAACACGTACAGGTAGTCGTCCTTTAAGTCCAATATATTGTCCTTCAGCGTCACTATTCATCATTAAAGCAGGATCAGTTGAAACTACTCCAATTGCCATACAGCCCGAGCTTACAGGCTCTACTTCTGCTTCTCCTTTACCAACACAAACTACTGTGCCAGGAGCAAGATCTTCTGCTGTAGAATATTTTTCTGCTAAGTCAGCATATCTTGCTTGTGTTGCTGTACCTTGGAATAAGTTTGCAGCAATATTTCCTGTTGCATCTCTAACTGCAACTGTATTATTTGATGCACTCACACTTGATGTACGGAACTCGCTGCCCACTCGTAATGCTGTTGCTCTTGATGCTTCACCTGTAAAGTTAGAAGCATAAACATTTGACCAGCCTAAACTAGCTGTACCTAATGAAAATGTATTATCTGCTGCTGGAACTACACTAGTATCATTAATTGTTGCTACATGTGTAAGTGTTCCAGCCGATGTAGTAACTTTAAATTTAATATTACTATTGTTTGTTACGTTTTGTATTAATCCATCGTAACCGTTGTCATCAATTTTAATTTGTAAATCATTTGAATCACCAATTAATATGCCTGCGTCTGGTAATTCTAATCCTTCTGTAAACTGGATATTTGCGCCGCCGGAGGTTTGAATAAAATTACTTGCATCAACGCCGCCTAATTTTAGTGCGTTTGAAGTTGTTCCCCAAAAGTAATGATCCGTTGATGTAACACCATTTGTTGCTGTTTTAGTATTCTTTAATGTAACACCTTTTCTTAGTTTATCGTAACCTTGTCCTTTTACTACAGTTTCACTTGCATTTAAATCAAACTCAGATGGGCTAATAATAAATATGATTTCATCTTCAATAACAGCGGTAATAATGCTTTTGGTTCCGCCAAGTGCATCTACAACTTCGCGACTTTGCATTTGGGTTACACCTTCGCCTGCATTCTGCGGTCCTATAAGTACAAAACTTGTGCCGTTAAATACGTAAAGTTGATCGTTGCCGCTGTCCCACCAAAAGTCTCCGGTTGCTAATCCTGTTGGTTCTGTTACACCAATCTCTGCGCCGCCGGTTGTACGCCATTTTGTACCATCATAGAATTTTAGTTTACTTGTACCGCTATCAAACCAAACTTGACCACTTAATGGTCTAGCTGGCTGATTAGCTCCACTAAAATTTTCTAGCAAAAATAGGAAATTTTCATTTTGAATTTCTCCATATCCTGCATAGTTTTTACCTATGAATTTAAGGTCAGTTGTTTGATCAACTGTACCGTCTTCTACTGTTGTTAACAGTGTGTTATTATATCTATCAATTGAATAAGCCATTCTTGTGTAACCCCTAAGTGCTATATGTTATTTATCGTTTTACGGATATGTCGATGTTGGTTGATCAATTACCCATATTGTTCCATTTGATACATACTGCATCAGTGCTCTTGCTGGTGTAAGGATAACATTACCACTAGCGCCTTCGGCAGCAAATGTAACACTCTGTACAACTGATTCATTTTGTGTTCCATTAGAATCAACAGGAATAAATGCAATATTCTTTGCTGACTCAACATCAACTCCTTCAACTGTTGCTCCTGCATATGATGTTGTATGTATACGTGCAATCTTTCCGTTATTATCTGCATTAGCAGGATATAGATCGCCTAGATAAGCAGCAACATTGTTTTCTAATATTGCTCCTACGCCTAAACCAGTAACATCCATACTAAATGCTATTACTTCAGTAGATATTTGTGTATCTACATAATTTTTTGTTGCAGCATCTTGTGCAGCAGTTGGGTCAGCCATGCCAGTAATTTTCTGGCTGTCAGCAATATTGATGTCGCCGCCGGCTGTTATAGCAATGCCTGTTGTTGATGTAATTGCCATGTCATTGGTAGAACTAATAACTTTTCCGTTAATATTAATTTCATCAACTTGTAATACTGTAAGTGTACCGATTTGATCTAAATCTAGTGCTTTTGTAACATTTACAAGTGTATCATCTGTAAGTTTATCTACACCGCCAATTTTGTATGCTTTAGTTGTATCACTAATATCAACATTAACATTAGCCGTCCATGCATTTGCTGTTGTTTGCCATGTCCATAATTTTTGTCCTACATCACTTGTGTCTAATACAAGGCCAGCATTGTTGGCCTCTGCACCTGTTAGTGTTGTTCCGTCTGCTGTTTTAGCAATTTCAATATTTTTATCTTCTACCCGTAATGTAGCAACATCAATACTTGTTGTGTCACCTTCAATTACCATATTACCTGTAACTCTTAGATCACCATCAATGTCAAAAGTATATTCAGGAAGTCTAAAGTCGCCTGCGTCTGTTCTGTTAAAAATACCTACTCTAGCTGTACTTGCATCAACGTATATTGCGTCAACACTAACAGATCCGAGAGATGATGATTTTACACGCATACTAATATCGTGATCAGTTAGTTGGTTTTCAAAATAAAATCTCGGTCCAACAACTTTTTGCACATGATTTTGTCCAAGTCCAATTGTTAATCCACCTGAGTTTTGTATGGTTAATGTACCAACTGTAACTCCGTCAGTAGTAGAAGGCAAAAACGAGTCAGCTGTTCTAACTTGTCCGCTAGATGTAACTAGAGCATTTGCAGATTCTGCTGTTCCCCTCCATTTAAAATTACCTGGATCTATTAAATTAAATCCTGGATAAATTATTCCGTCTGGATTATCTGCTGTGACAAGTCCTAAAACCCTTTGTGCATAGATTGGTGTAAATTGAATGTTACTAATTACTGCTGATAGTGTGCCGCCTACATATAGATTTGCAACTGTACGTGATCTACTTTGTGTATCAAGTATGCTACTTATTTGGAAGCCACTAGTGCCCTGGTTCTTTGTATATTGCGGGCCAACTAATATTAAATCAGTCCCGTCATAGGCATGCATTTGGTTATTTTCGTTATCAATCCATAGATCACCTGCAACCATTTGTGGCCTAGTATCATCTACAAATGGGCCACCACTTGATTTCCATACTGTTCCGTCATAAACTTTTAATCTCTGTTCTGCACTATCCCACCAAATTTGTCCTTTTAGTGGGTTACTAGGCGCAGCAGTATTACTAAAATTTTCTAATAATTTTATAAAGTTTTCGTTAAAATACTCACCATATCCGCTATAATTTCTACCAACTAACACAAGATTAGTACTACTCGTATCAATCTGTCCGTCAATTAAATCTGTAAGTAATGTTCCGTCTGTTTTGTTTAGTTGATAGCTCATCTATTATTGCCCCGTATAAATTATATAGTTTAATGCTAAGAACGGGTTCATAACATCAATTGCATTTCCAACTGTTGCGTCAGTTTTAATGCCTCCGCTTGATGCTATACCTTGTGTTCCGCCTAGTCCAGGTGCTACCGGAAGTTCAATTGCATTGTCGTCTACAGGTTCGCCTGCGCCAACACGTACACCATAAAACTGTGTACCCGAATCACCTTCTAAGTCATGTTCATGTTCTGGTAGATTATCAGTATTAATTATTTTAGATTCTGCACCAGCGTTTCCGCCAATAGCATCAGCAGCAATATCAGTTACTCTGTTTGCACTTGGACCTCCCATATTATCAAGACCTAATGGAAATCTACCTCTAAAATCTGGTAGTGCAAACGAACTAACACCGTTGTTAGTTAACAATGAAGGATCTTTAAAATTATATTGTATTGCTAACCACAATTGGTTATAGTCTGACTTTAATACTTCAGTGCCGTCACATAATAACCAACCTGCGGGCGCTTCTTCTCCACCATATGGCATAATTGCGCCTGCTGGTACTAACGGAATATCTTTTAAGAAATTGCGTTTAGATATTTTATATGCACCTGTAACGCCAGTAGTTCTGTTTATTAGTATTTCGTCGGCATTTTCAGCTTCAAAAACTGTTTCTTTATTGCTAATAAAACTGTTTGCAATACTTACCGCAAATGTTTTTGTGCTGCCACCTGTCTGTCCGTCAAATTCAAAACTAGTAGGATTAACATCGCCACTTAGTGCAAATGTTGTAGCACTAGCAAGTCTGTCTGCAGATCCTGCTCGTCCGCTAACTGTGCCGCTTACATTACCTTGTATATTTCCAAAGAATGTAGTAGCATATACTTGGTCGTATTTGTTGTTGACTGTACCAATATTTCTTGAACTAGGTGCATCTGGTACAATATTTCCTGTTTGTAATATGCCTCCTATATCAACATCGCCGCCGATATATGCATTAAGAGCAACACCAATGCCGCCTGATGTAACAATACTACCTGTGCCTATTGACGTTGAATCAATCGGGGTAGCAACTGTTATTACTCCAGTTTCTGCTTCACCTGTTTTAGGAGCAACTTTAACATTGCCCTTGACATCAAGTGATTCTTCAGGAGCTGATGTATTAATACCAATATTACCTGAACTATTAATACTCATTACTGTTGGTGTTAAATTACCACTACGTAGTCTAAAATCAATACTTGATCCGCTGGTATTATGTTGTATAATTCCTGTTTCGCCGTCAATTCCTAGTGCAACTTGTCCGCCGGTACCAATTTTTATACCATCATTGCTTTTAACACTTAGTTGAAAATCTGTGCTACTTGCTGCATTTCCTCTTAAAAAATTGGTTGCAGGAATTATGTCGCCGCCGACAATTAAGTTTTCTGCTTTTTCAGAAATACCTCGGAACTTTAGCGTTTCTGTTCCTACAATAGCTTCGTCAGCAAGATTAATACCTGCTTGTATTCCCTGTCTGTATCCTGCAATAGATGTCTTAGGAGTAAATGCTTGACTACTAACAATAGCAACTGGTTTATCTTTTACTTTAATTGATAGTACACTGTAAGTAATGTCGTTAGTGCCAACAATAGATTGTGCAGCCGCACCTGTTAATAATCCGTCACTAAAGTCTGGACCAACTAATACCCAAGTACTACCTGTAAACAAATATAGCTGCTGACTTTCTGTGTTTACCCATAAGTCGCCTGCATTTGAATTTACTACTGCCGGTTCTGCACTTGCCTTTTTTAGTCCGCCACTAGCTACCCAATTAGTTCCGTCATAAACTTTTAGTTGATCAACATTTTGTGTAGTATCATACCAAAGTTGACCTTCTACTGGTCTTTCAGGAGCATTAGGACTTGCAAAATTTTCTAGTAAATGTAATAAGTCTTCTGCGATTGCTTGTCCGTACGCTGTTGTATTGCGTCCAGGTAGCATCAAACTAGTTTCGTCGTTTAATGTATTATCCTCAACAACAATTGATCCTTTATTAATTGTGTCAGTGTAATTTACTGTATATGGCATCTATATACTCCCTTACCCTGCCAAGCTCTGTATGCGAACAGTATAATCAATTTGAACTAATCTATTCAAACTCTTTTGTACTGGATGGAAAATTACATGTGTTATTAATCTTCCTTCGCCGGATGCGCTATAACTGCGCAATCCTAATTCATCAAATACGTACGGACTATCAGTTGACGCCGCAGTATCAAAAGCATCTTGGCCGTTTGGTTCACCGTAATCAAGTAAACAAGTTACAATAATATCAGTATAGTTTGTACCAGCAACGTGTCTAGTTTCTAATTTATTTCTAGCAGGATCTGTGTTGTTAACGCTTCTGTCGTCTACAACTTTTGAATATGTTTCGTTATACAATCCTGCATTTGTACCTGTACTGTTTGGTGTTAGGTACGTAATTACTCCAGTAGGGTCAACACTAGTTCCACCGTTGCCAAGGCTTAATTTATTAATAAATCCTTCGCCGGCGTTAGCTAGACTTTCTGCAAGTGCAATACTCATGTTTTCATAGTGAATTGCATTGCGCTTGTCAATGTAAACTTTGTTAGTTTCCGGATCATATATCTTGATATGACCTTGCACTACTACTCCGTTTGTATCTTTCATGTTATCGCTCATTTATTTTTCCTATACTGTATTTATTCAGGTAGCTCTGTTGTTCCGGCACGTAAGAATCTAGCAATTGAATTTTCTGTATCTCCTAGGGATATACCGTTTTCTGTCCAGCTTCTTCCTTGTTTTTTAGTTACTGTTACTGATATTCCGTCTGCTGGTGCTGTAGAAAGTACTAGAGCATTAGCATTAACAGTAAATTCAGCAGCATGTGTAACATTGCCTTCCGGACTATCAAGTGCTATTGTTGGATCAAACACATCCAATGTATTTTTTCTTTGTCTAATTCCGCCAACAAATACTTCAACTTCGTTAACTGAATCAACTGTAAATGGTATAGCAAACGTTGTTTGCACACCGTCAACTTCTTCCCTAAACGTATGTGTCATTGTAGCATCTGCATAAGGAACTGTTTTAGCTATATTTTGATCAAACACTTTTGATCCAGCAGTGTGTACATTTTTAACTCCTGTACCGAGTGTTCCTCTTCGTAGTTGACGCAATGTATTATTTTCTTTTACAAAATATTCAATACGTTCGCCGTCAATAAAGATAATACCTGGCAAATTTTGTCCTTTATTTGGCTCAGATAAATTACTTGCATCTTCTACTTCAATCCTTAAATCATGGTAATTTAAATTATTTGCTAATGTAGTTGCTGATTTATCTAAACGTTTAAAGTGTGTTCTATTTAACATATCTTTAAATTGTCTAAATGCAAACTTAGTTCTACTTACAGGAGCAGTAAAATGTATTACATCAATTTTATCATTTGTTGATGGTTGTCTAATTAATCTTACTTTCATTCCGTCATTAGTAACATAGTAATCAACACTAGGTGTTAACAATTCGTTGTTTACAGATACCCAAACATACTGTGCATCAGGAGCAGGCGAACGTAAACTAATTTCACCAGTTGTTAATCTAATGTAATTTACATAATCTAATTCATCTGGAGACATTAGTTTTCTAGATACAACATCATAGTTAATTCTATCAATGTCTAACAAGTTATGATTTGAAAATTGGTATATTTCAATAGTATCATTTAATGCAGGAGGTGTGTCAAATGTAACTGTTTTACCTGATACTCTATAATCACCGTCGGTGATTACAAATACATCAACAACATCGCCAGGAGTACCTACATCATCTGCTAATATAATACTACTATTTGAAATTTCAAATCTCCAGTCAATTGGAGTTGTTTTTTCAACGCCATTTAAGAAAACTTTAATATCGTTCACTTCGAGGCTTCCCGAAGGATGTTGGAATGTTTCAACAGCAAATTCTTTTTGTCCTGTTTGCGGAATTACAAATTCAACATTGTATCCTGCTTTTAAAATTGTATTATTTACTTTTACAATTAAGTTGTGTTCTGTTGGAATTGAGTAAAACGGAGATTGTAGTAATTCAAAATCAGCTAACGTGCCGTCACCGGTAAATGTATCTTTAGTAATTTGACTATAATTTACAGTATCTGAATTACCAAATGCTGTAAAGTGGATAGTTTTATTTGCATCTTGTACTTCATCAAATCTAATAGCTGCAAATAATCCTACTGTTTCTGTTTCTAAAACATCTACAGTTTTAGGAGTACCGTCAACTGTAACAGAAACTTGCATTCCTTCTACATATTTGACAGGAAGTGTGTATTCTTCTGACGTTCCGTCAGTAATTAACGTTCCAAAATCTAATATGCTTTGTATTCCTTGTGCTACTGCTATTATATTAAGTTCAGCACCTACTGTTGCACTAGCAAACGTAATAGTTTTATCTGTCCAATTAACTGTATAATCTGTGTTTGGCAATAATTGGTTGTTTAATTTTACAAATACTGCATCACTTGTGCTTGGCAGTACACCAAGACTATAAGTTAATGTGCTATCCATAATATAGCTTTGGCTAAAGATTTGACCTTGTCCGTCGCTATCTCTAGTATAAACTTTAATATCTAAAGTATCTATTACTTGTCCTGGAACTAATTCTTCTGGGCCTTTGGATGTTGTAGGTGTAACAAATCCGTCGCCGTCTACAACAATATCTTCGGCATTTAAACCAGTGGCTGTTGAATATACTAAATCTCCGCCGTTAATTTGTGTATCATAACTTGTTGGGTCTAGACCTATTGATCCATCACTTGACGATTTTCTTACAACAAATACATCTCCGTCTAATAGACTTATACCCAAATCTTGTACCAAAATTGTATCTGTTATGCCGTCACCGGTAATACTAGATGTAATAGCGTTTACATTAGTAGCCGATGTTCCAGGAATTTCATCTGTCCCTGCTACAAAATCAGGTGCGTCAATTCTCACACCGTTTTTGTACAAGTTGTACACAACGTTAGCTTCAAGAGGAGCACTTAATTGTACTGCAATTGTTGATCCGTCTGCTGTAAATACTTCATCTTCAAAAGTATTTTCAAATACATCCCAATTATCAGTATACCAGCCTTGTGTATCCCAACCTGATGGTCCGGAAAAATCAAAACTACGTATTTCTACTCCGCCATAGTCAATTCCGTCTAATAACTGCGACAACTCTTTACCAAACATATTTGCACCTGGCTGATATGCAAATTTAATTCTATCTTCAGCACTTAATAAACTTATAGGCTTTTTATATTTGACTTGAATTGCCGCATTCAATGCAGGCGGTTTAGTAAATGTAATTCTACCTCTTTCTCTGTCATATGTTTTAGTTGTATCTTCAATATTAGTAAAGGTATATTTACTACGTAACTGTAGTACATTGTCTATGTAAACTTCAACCTTCTTTATATCAAGGTCCATAGGCCAGCCTAGATCATACCTTACTCTAGCTCCTGTACCTGTAAACGTTTCTGTTTCGTCAAGTGTGTCAAAAGTATAAGATCCAGCATTTCTATCAAACTTCATTGCTACTTTAGTTGACCTTACTAGTCCACCACCTAATACTGCTGTTACTTTTGCAGGAGTACTATTATCAGTCTGTGAGCCTTCAATTATAACAGTAGGCGCACTTGTATATCCGCTACCGGGTTCAGTAACTTTAATATGTGTTATTTTTCCGTAGCCAAGATATGCTTTTGCTTCAGCACCTGTTCCGCCACCGCCTTGTATTTTAACAATTGGTTCAAATGTCCAGCCACTGCCTCCGTCACCAATTTTAATTTCAACAATTTGTTGTCCAATATTATTCTTCCAATTTTGACGTGGATTAATATCTGTATCAAGATTTTGTTCAACGATAACACCATCTTGTATTCTTGCAACACTTGATTCAATACGCTTTGTTTCAGTGCTATATGCCGGACTTAAATCAAAATCTGTTGTTAACGAACTAGTATTATCAAGTACATCGTAATTACTTACAAATTCTCTTAGTTTAGTTTTATATGGTTTAAATTCTTCTACAAAATCTTGATAACTTTGTAAGTTATCGTTGTTAAACGTTATGTCATTTTGATTAAGTGTTCCTTTAATATGTTTGGCTTTTACAAAACTAGTTTTAAACAACCAATCTGCATTAGATTGTTCAGCCAATACATATCTTATTGTTGACATAAACAACTGGTTATATTCAACTTTTAAGCTACCTATAAAAATATTATCTCTAATAGCTTCTAAAATATTTCTTATTTCTGTAGAGGGATTAATATCATAAAAAGTATTATCAAATCGTCTATTGTCAAATCCAACAGAGTTTAGATTATAGTTATACAAGTTTTCTTTAAACTGTATTGTACCGTTTTGTCTACCTATAGTTTCATAATTAACCGTATAGTCTTCTGTATCTTCATCGGCAACTTTTCTTAATAATAACCAACCGCCTGATCCAACATTATTAATTTTAACAACATCATTAATGTTTACTTCTAATGGAAATAGTTGATACGATCCTTCAATGCTAGTTGTAATTGGAGTAAATTGATTAAATCCGTCTGCATACCAGTCAATATACTCCCAGTAAGCTGTTGTATCATAACTTTGTAGGGCTTTTCTATACCATGTATTAGTTGTGTTATTAAAAGAATACAGAGCCCATTTGCCATTAATTTCAATATCTGAAGTTACTAGTACAGTAAATGGTCTAACATTAATTGTTGTTTGATCATTATATTCAGATCCATCATCAATTACTTGTGCTTCAGTAACTTGCCCTAAATTATTAATTGTAACGTCAATAATTGCATCTTTGCCTGTGCCGTTAATTACAACTTTTGGTGCAGACTTATATCCACGACCCGGATTATCTATTCTAACTCTTGCAAGTCTACCGTTAACAATAATCGGTGTTAATTGTGCATTAAGTATTTTGTTAGTACTAATATACTCTAATTCATCTATGCTATCAACACTTAGATCCCATAGCTGTGAAACAGATGTAGGTATGTCATCTTTCTTTAACAAGTTTGTTAGATTATATTCGTCAGTAATTAAGTTTTGTTTTAACACTAAATTAATTCGTTCAATAGTTTGTTTTAATGCTTCTATTCTATTAACAAACATACTCTGACGCGGTCTTGATTGTATACCGTATCGCATACTTAATGGAATATTAGGATCTGGTATTGCTCTTTCTGCTATATCAAAACCAATCAAACTATCAAACCACTTACGTTCTAAATCTTGCTCTGGAACACTATCAGGTGAGCCGTCAGCAAACAACTTATATTGATTATGATAGTTTTGGGTAGGTTTATCAGTAGTATGATATTTAATTTGAAGTACACTATCAGTACCGTTGATTAAATCATCACAATTATTAAGAACAAATTTATCTTTTCCTAAGAAACTTATAAATTTATATCCATTGGTTCTAGGATTAGCAATTAACTCGGCAATACCAATAGTATTAATATTTCTGCCATTTGGAACAGTTCTTTTGTTAGTAACCCAGAAATAATATAATCTGCCAAATGTTTTACTTGTTTCGTCATATACAATTTTTGTTGAATACCTAGTGTTACCATATAACGAAGTACCACTTACACCATTAGTGTATCCTTCTGGAGTACCAGATAACTGGTCCCAAGTGTCTGGCAAATATACTGATTCAACCCATTCACAAATAAGTATTGTTGCACCGGGCGTTAGTTTATTCCAGTTATTTTTTTGAAAAGTAGTTGTACCTTGATAAGGATTAACAAATTTAGCTTTACTTAAATCCCACCAAACTTTTCCAATGTGTTTGTTTGTCCAACCTAAATCTGCATCAACAAGTGGATCGCTTGTTAATCCTGTATTATATAATGCAGGATCTGTAGGTAATTTATATGAAATTTCTTGATCTGCTGGTCCAGCAATTTTACCTTGTATAGGATCAATATAGTCTATATAAGAAATAATTCTATTTGAACGCTTATTATATATAAATGCTCCTGCAAATTGTTTAACATTTGTCGGCGTACTACCTTGACTTATTACATTCCAAGATTTTGTATTAGGAGGTTTTCTATAATCAATTAATATTCCTCGATGATCACGTCCGTCAACATATTGCTGAGGAACGCCAATATATGCATGATTGCCTACTGAATATACATTTTCTCCGAACATAGTTTGAGTTAGTGGATATACAAATTGTTCACCATATACTAATGTGTTGTTAATATTTTCGTAAACATAAACTATACCTTTATCCAGTTTTGTATTTCTAAAACTAGTAAAGTTTTTATCAAATGTAGTTGGAACATTATTTGTTATATCAAACGAAGTTGGGATTTTTTGATCGCCATTTAGACTTGAAATAAGTAAATCGTCTTGTCCAAAATCTATACTAAATCCAAACTTTTCACTTTCCTCGTTACTAGGCGGAGTAAGTGTTTGTGTCATCTCAAATACGCCAGCATTGTTTTGTGTCCAAATATAAACTTCACCTTGGTTAGTTTTAGCATTATCATTTAACGGAGAGCCAATTGCTAGTTGGGTTCCGTCTGGACTTAACGACACAGCTTTTGCCCAAGCTTCATCATTAAACACAATTCCGTTATTTTCAATGTTTGTATTTGGTGCTGAAATAACTTGTGAAACTACATACTTGTTATCAACTTCTCTATAAACAACTATTCTAGCATTTGTAGTACTATCTTGTCCATTTACTTTTGCTGTTACTACTAATACATTTGAATCGTCACTTACGTCAAAGTTTTCACTAAATTCTAATAATTCTTCTTGTGGATTAAATGTTTCTTCGCCATAAAAATTGTTTGCTGTAATATTTGGCAGATAGCCCAAGTAATCAATTTTAGTACTTACTAATATCCAAGAGTTATTTGTATCTGAAGGATTATTTGCTCCAATATCAATATTAGTTACTGCTTTCCACAAATTACTATTATAGGAAACAACATTACCTGTTCTGTAAGAATCTGTATTATCAAATTCTCCCATGAACTCAGTATCTTTTCCGTAGCGCCAGCTAATTTTGTTCCAGTATATAGAATTTAATACATCATTCATTGTTTCTGGTACATCTTTTATTGCAATATAAAAGTCATCTTTATAAAGGATAATATCACCTTTACTATATACTTGCCTTCTATAAACTCCGGCAAATGACTCTTGCGGTGACACACCGTGTCTAAATATTTCAATTGACCCGGGATTGCCGCTTTGACTTTTACTGCCTACTAACAACGTATAATAATTGCCTGATTGGACTAGTCTGACTTTGTTACCAAATTGTTTATTGTTTTTTCTATGTTCAGATACGAATAGATTTTGAAATCTATATCCTCCGTTATTTAATCTTCTATAAATTGCAACAGCGCCTTCGTTTGTTAAACTGTTAGTAGTTCCTTGATCCAGCGCAGGAATATTATAAACTTGTGTATAATCCTTGTTTAAGCTATAAGGAGAATTTGCTGCTCGTTCAATTCCTGATTCAAATATTTCAGTAAAAAATGCATATTCTTCATCAATAATTTCAGGATTTTCAACTATATCAAAATTACTAGTATGTTCAAATACTAGTAATTTTCCAACTAAACTAGTTTGTAATACAATATTATTGTTTGTATCATCTATTGTAGCAATAACGCGATCTGAATCTGTTTGTCCTCGAAGAAGTGTATTTGCTTTTCTTCTAATATCATATTTGCCAATGTTAGACTGTTCAACAAAATCTCCAGTTAACACTTTTACATATACTCGGACGTTGTTAAAGTTACGTTGTACAAAAACAACTTGTGCAGTACTTGTACTAATAGTTGTTAAAGCCAATCCGCCTTGGCCGTCTGCAGGCACTTGTACATCTTCAATTACATCACCAACTTGCGGTTGGAAGGCAAACCCATTAAAATCAAATTCACTAAGGGCCATGTCAATATAACCGTCCCATATATCAATAATAGTATGCTGTTTATTTAAAATATCGTAAGATAGTCCTGCGCCTTCAACGTCAATTACCCTATTGTCAAGTTGATATAGATCAAAATTAGGTGTTGCTCCAATACTAAGACTATCGGAATATTGTTTACCAACTCTTACTACCCATTTGTTACTAGGCTGATCTGCTTCAACACCGTCTTGTGCATCTGCCGGTGACGGATCTCCTCTATATGATAAGTGACTTAGAAAACTTACTCTATTTTTATTTGTTACATATACACCAATATCGCCCACTGTAGCTTGTACATTATAATATAAATTAGTGTCACGTACAGAATTTTGTTTCTTAATATCAGCATACACTAATCCTCTACCTACATCGTAATACCGAGAATTATTGTTATATGGCGGAGTTGCAATTTTCCAATAGCCTGCAACTGATGATGATATAGAATATGTATCTTCTTCAGTATAAAATCCTACAAAGTCTGTATCATTAATGTATAATTCGCCACCAATATCAAAAATACCATTTGAATTTTTAAGGTATATTACTGCACTGTCGGATTTAAATGCAACGTAATCTACTTCAGCACTACCTGTATCTGTAGTTATTCTTTGTCCAACTGCGGGCAATGTCACAAATGTATCAACATACATAATATGATCAATTTTTTCTAAAATAGCATGTTCTGCTGTAATAAATCCTATACTAAGTTCTGGTATTTCTCCGTCAAACGGGATATAATTATCTGTTGTAGGGTATGTGAAGCTACGTTGATTCCAAAATAGATTAATATTATCACCAATTGCAGTACCTAAGTACATGTCTTTTGGAGCACGTATTAACATATGATCTGTATTAGGATAATTTGGTAATCCGGGATTACCTGCAACTAGTAAATTTAGTGTAGTACTGTCAGCATCAGCAGCATTTGCTAAATTAGTGTAAGAATCAAATGTTGAAAACGGTTGGGCGCCAATTTGTGGTAAAATTTCTCTATTAGCTTTCCATAAACTTTCTCGGTAACGTACTATATCTCCTTTAACGTATGTAGCATCTGTTTGATAATCAAATGTTAATTCTCCATCTCCATT